TCTAACAGGTTCATTCAACGCTGCTGGAGGATTAACAGGATCACTTTTAGGAACTGCAAGTAATGCTGTAAGTGCTTCATTTGCTACTACTGCTTCTTATTCTTTAAATTCTAATTCAAGTTCATATGCAGCAACAGCATCTTATGTTTTAAATGCTGTAAGTACTTCATATGCTTTAAATGTAGACCCTGCAGGTAATCTATATGAAGTACAATACAATAATAACACTGTACTAGGAGCAACCAGCTCATTTAAATTCATATTTACTTCCCAAAGTTTACAACAAGGTGATGGTGTATCTGCTACTGGTCAATACTCTCATGCTGAAGGTCAAAATACAACAGCTTATAATGATTATTCACATGCCGAAGGTTCAAACACAATAGCTAGCGGCTTATATTCTCATGCTGAAGGAGATTTTACACAAGCAACAAGTTTTGCTTCACATGCTGAAGGGGCATTAACTCAAGCTACTAATAATTATGCTCATTCTGAAGGTGCCCAAACAAGAGCAACAGGTAATTCATCTCATGCTGAAGGAGGATATACACGAGCAAGTGGCCTATATGCCCACACAGAAGGTTATAAAACAACCGCTAGTGGTGATATATCACATGCAGAAGGTTATGAAACAAAAGCTACTAATTTCTTTGCTCACTCCGAAGGATTTTATACAATAGCATCAGGTACTAGTTCCCATGCTGAAGGATCAGGATCATCAGCATCAGGCCAGTATTCACATGCCGAAGGAGCCCAAACAACATCCAGTGGAAATTACTCACATACAGAAGGAAAACACACAATAACAGTATCAGATTTTCAACATGCTCAAGGAATATTTAACTTACCAATATCAGGTACTGGTGCCTTCATTGTAGGAAATGGATCAAGTAATACTAGCAGATCTAACTTAATATTTGCATCAGGAACAGAAGTACAAATAACAGGATCTTTAAATGCACCTAATATTACTGGTAGTTTACAAGGTACCTCAAGTTGGGCCACAACAGCAGTAAACTCAATTACAGCTTCATATGCAGCAACAGCTTCGTATGTACAAAATGCTCAAACTGCATCTTATATTTTAAATGCGGTATCTGCTTCTTATGCTGCAACCGCTTCATATGTTTTAAATGCTGTAAGCGCTTCAAGAGCAACAACAGCTTCATACGCTTTAACAGCACAAACAGCATCTTATGCTTTAACCGCATCTTATGTAAAAAATGCTCAAACAGCTTCATATTTAGCTGGAGCTATTTTACAAAATGGAAACCAATTTGGAACAGCTGTTAGTATAGGAGCCCAAGATAACCAAAATATAACTTTCCTTACAAACAATACCACAAAAGTAACTATAACTTCTTCTGGAGAAATGGGTATAGGTACTACAACACCTGATGCAACATTAGAAGTAGTAACCCAAGCTAAAACAGGACAAGAAACCCTATTTAAAGCAACAGTAAATGATGACACAGCTACTAGCTTACAAATCATTAATGGAACCACAACAGATGGACTATTCCTCCCAGTAATTAGAGGATCAAAAACTAGTGGTACTGGTTCAGCATTACTTTTACAATCTAGAGCATATGATGACAGTGGTACTACTGCATTTATGACATTTAATGCAAGGTATGGGGAAGCAGTTATCCCATCAACTTCATCTCGCCCAGCATTTACTTTTGTAAATTACACAACAGAATTAATGCGTGTCATGCCAAGTGGAGACATAGGCATTAATACTATAGCTAATACTTCAGATATCCCATCTGCAAAACTTCATATAGTTCAAAATGTAGCATCTTCTTCATTTAGAATAGATGATGTAGCAAACGATACAACCCCATTTATAGTAGATGCTAGTGGTAATGTAGGTGTAGGAAAAAGTACCCCAACATCATCATTAGACGTAAACGGAAATGTAACAGCAACTACATATACAGCTTCTATTGCTGTAGGTAGTGTAGGATTTTTAGGAACAGCTTCATGGGCAGTATCTTCATCGCGTGCCATAACAGCTTCATATGCATTAACATCAGCAAATACAAACCCTGCAGGTAATCTATATGAAGTACAATATAATAATAATACTGTATTAGGAGCTACTAGTTCATTTAAATTTTTACCTACATCACAAAGCTTACAACAAGGCCAGAGTGTAGCGGCTAGTGGTAATTATTCGCACGCTGAAGGTTCAAGTACAGTAGCTAGTGGTAATTATTCACATGCTGAAGGCCAAAAAGGTACTACTGCTTCTGGTGTAGCATCACACGCAGAAGGAGATGGAACAACAGCTAGGGGCGAATCATCACATGCAGAAGGCCAAAATACAATAGCTTTAGGTGATTATTCCCACGCTGAAGGTTTATATACAATAGCATCGGGTTCAGGCCAACATGTTCAAGGACAATACAATAAACAAGGTGATTCTACTTCTTTAATGATTGTAGGAAATGGTACTGGTGATGGTTCTCGTTCAGACGCATTTAAAGTAAGAATGTCAGGCTCAATAGTATTACCTACTACACGTTCAGCTGCTCCAACATGGACAGGAACAGATGGAGAAATGATATTTGCAACAGTATCAGGAAATCATAGATTTTATGTTTGGATGGCAGGAGCTTGGAGATCAGGTTCATTATCGTAAATTAACAACAAATAAATAAAACAAATGGAAACAGTTACAGAAAACAAGTTTTTAACAGAAGAAGAGTTACAAACTTTAAAAACAATTCAAACAGAAACTCAAGCTTTAATCGCTGAATTAGGTGAAATTTCATTAATTCGATTACAACTTGATGAAAGACACAACCAAGCTAAAGCATTCTTAGATGGATTAGTAAAACGAGAACAAGAATTTAACCAATCTATTGTAGACACATATGGTAGATCAAACATTAACCCTGAAACAGGAGAAATTACCCCATTAATCTAATTAAACAGGTTAATATTTATAAATAAAATAGATGGCAACAGAAACACTAGTATCACCAGGAGTTCTAGCTATAGAGAACGACCAATCATTTATAACACAACAACCAGTACAAGTTGGAGCAGCTATTATAGGACCAGCACCTAAAGGACCAGTTGGTATTCCTACTTTAGTAACAACATATAGCGATTACTTAAATAAATTTGGTTCAACATTTACTAGTGGAAGTCAAACATACACGTATTTTACTTCTATTTCGGCTTACAACTATTTTAACAATGGTGGCACTACACTGCTTGTAACTAGAGTAGTTAGCGCAAGTAATAGCTGGACACCTGCTATTTCTTCAAATATTTTGAATGGAGACTCAACTACAGCGTTTGTTTTAGAAACAATTTCTGAAGGTAGTATAATGAACAGTACTAGCACTGAAAACTCAGACGGTACTTTACCTTCAGGTTCAGCTAATAACTTTAGATGGCAAATAACATCTGCTAATACATCTTCTGGTACATTTAATTTAGTAATCAGACAAGGAAACGACTCTACAAACTCACCATCAGTAATTGAAAGTTGGGGCCCATTATCTTTAGACCCATACTCACCTAATTACATAGAAAAAATAATTGGAAACCAAGTTAGCACTGTAGCGAATGATGGCAGTGGAGGATATTACGTACAAATCTCAGGAAACTACAACAATAACTCAGCATACGTAAGAGTCAAATCAGTAAACACACCAACACCAGGATACCTAGATAACTCAGGAGATCCAAAATCGCAATTTACTGGTTCTATTCCTACTGCTGCTAGTGGTACTTTTGGAGGAGCAACTGGAGATAACGTAACAGCTGGAGCTAAATATTATGAAAATATATCTGACTCAAATATTCAAGGACTTATAGCTAATGATTACTTACAATCAATTTCATTATTAGCAAATAAAGACGAATTTAGATACAATTACATTACAGCACCAGGTTTAATTAACAGTCTACCATCTCATTCATCTGCTATTACTCAATTAATTTCAAATTGCTCAAATAATGGCAATTCTATGCTTATAGTAGATACAGTAGCATATGGAGCAAATATTGGAAATGTAACATCAGCAGCAACAGCAGCAAATTTAGATAGTTCATATGCTGCAACGTATTGGCCTTGGGTTCAAACAGTAGATCCTGATACAGCACAACAAGTATGGGTACCTGCTTCAACGTTAATGCCTGGAGTATATGCATTTAATGATAACTCATCAGAAGCATGGTTTGCACCTGCTGGTATTAATAGAGGTGTAATGAATAATGTAACTAGAGCAGAGCGTTATTTAACTCAAGGAAACAGAGATACACTATATGAAGCAAACGTTAACCCATTAGCTACATTACCTGGTACTGGAGTAACAGTATTTGGGCAAAAAACACTACAGAAAAAAGCAAGTGCTCTTGATCGTGTAAATGTTAGACGTTTATTAATTGAACTTAAAAACTACATCTCACAAGTTGCAGACACATTTGTATT